CAACTCCATATATTCAAATATATTAAAATCGGTATCTGCGGCTTCTTTCCTTACAGCCTCATTAGCCTTTTGCATCCATTTTTCTGCAAGATTCTCGATAGCTTTTTCATCTATCCCTTCACCACCGTAGACCGAATCAAATATAGATTGAATCCAACCAACAGCTGCTTCGTTAGCCCTCTCCAATCCTTCAAGCCCAGATATTTCGTTAAGAACTTCCAAGAGGTGGTTGAACGTTCCAACTGTATCTTTAAGAAGTCCCAAAAGTACTTTTGTTGTACTAATAAAGTCTTTTGATTCAGCAATAAAAGTTTTGGCGAAATCACTAATAGCATCCTTGTTATCTCTAAGAGCAGTTGCAATTTCTTTTAATGTATCGCGAAGACTTTTCGCTTGATTTAAAAATACTTCAATAGCAACATCAGTAACAACTGACTTTAGTTTACGCCATGCAACATTTACTGTATCTAAACGTTCAATAAATTTATCTGTTTCACCAGAAGCATTTTCCAACGTTTCTGTAAACGTTTCTAACTGTTCTATTCCTGCTAATAAAGTAAGTAATGCTGGAGTAGATCTAAGACCAAACATTTCTTTTAATGTTGAAGTTAATTCTGATGCACCCATATTTTGAGATGCTAATTCTTTAAGAATGCCTATTAAATTATGACTTTCTAACCCAAGTTCTTTAGCAGCATCAATAGATTTGAGAAATGACATACGAAGCGCACGACCAGCAATACCAGCTTTTATACCCGATTGAGATAGAACACCAATCATGGCTGAAACTTGTTCTACTGTATAACCAAGTTTAGCAGCAACAGGAGCAACGAATTTCATTGCTTGTCCCATACTTTCAATATTTGTATTGCTTCTAGTAATAGTACCAACCATTACATCAACAACTCTTGTGGATTCAGATGCTTGTAATCCAAAAGCACGTAATGTATCTGTGGCAATATCAGTTGCTCTACCTAATTCCATCTCACCTATCAAAGCAAGATTAAGAACACCCCCTAATGCTTCGATAGATTCAGCAGCATTAAAACCAGCCATACCTAAAAATCGTAGTGCTTGTGCAGATTCAGTTGCTGTCCAAACTGTGGTCTCACCAGCTTCTCTTGCAGCTGCTGATAACATATTAAAATCTTCTGTGGTTGCACGCACAATTCCACCAACTAGTGCCATTTGTTGCTCAAAATCAACACCAGATTCAAGGGCAGAAGTTACTGCAGCAACAGCTCTACGCATTGCCATATAAGAAAGAGTTACAGCAGCAACGTGTGGGATTAGATTCCGTATTCCTTTACCTTGTTTATTAACAGCATCTTTGTTTTTATTTGTTGCTTTTGTGCTTTTATTTAATTCTGATTCATATTTTTTAACTTGTCCTTCTAATTTGGATATGGCAGTAGCTTGTTGTTTTATCTGGGCTTCGAGTTTACTGGATGCAGAAGCAGTAGCGTTCATCTGTTTCTGAACACCCATTAACCCTTTGGATTCAATACGGGCAAGTTGTGCGGCAATTCCACCTAATGCAGTTGCTGTCTGTCTCCCAGTAGTTTTAATACTGCGAAGATGACCCAGAACTTTATTAGCGCCTTGAGCACTTAATTTTATAACTATGCTACCTATCTCTTGTCCCATAATTAAATACCAAAAAAGGCCACAAGACCTTTACTTAGCCTTATGACCTTTGGGTTTACTATTCTTTTGTTTCTCTTTTTCACTTTTCTCACCCTGCCACTTTAGAAATTCATTATCCAAAGCTCCTACGAATTTTAGATATTCCAATTGTTCTTCAAGAGAATCGATGCAAAATATTCTAAAGTAACTTTCGTAGGCAGGGAGAGGTATTGAGCCAATACTCATTCCTGAATTACGAGATGAAGTTAATATATGAAAAGCATTCCAATATGGGTGTAAATTTTGATATAATTCTGGTTCTGGTGGTAATATGTTTCCAGGGTCATTACCATCAGCCTGTAATTCTTCCACCCATTCACGTTTTGTTTGTGTGCTATTTGGACCTGTCTTTTCATTAGCAACACAACTCCATCGCATTACTTTTTTAAATTATCGATTGCCTCCTCATCATCTTCTAATTTATATCCTTCCATTTCATTAGCAATATCATTAATGTACTCTCGCAAATCACGATATTCGGTAAGGATTCGCACAGCATTTTCTACTGAGTATGGAATTTCTACTCCAGCTTCTTCCATACCTTCCCAATCTAAAACAATAGTTTCCGCTGTACATTGAATCATAAGTTGTTCTGCAATTTCTTCAGAAAGTGTTCTTTTCTGTAAAGCCCTTCGATGGGGTTTACTTATTGCTTGGAAACGTTTGTTATAATTAGGATTTCCAATACGAGCAATACGTACTTTCAATCCATCACCAAGGTCATGAACAACACCATCTTTTTCTTTCGCTTTATCTGTACCATAAACTTTTTTGATATCTACCATTTTCTTGCCCCTTGTTTAAAAGATTAATATTTACCATCCGTTTTTGTCAGTAGAGAATGAATCTTCTTCGTTTTCTATTTCTTCTTCACCATCACTAAATGGGTCGCTATTGGAGCCAGTAGTAACTTTGGATAAACTATCCATACCAATTCCAATATTTCCTGTTTCCAAATCGTAATCAACATCATTAGCAACAGGGTCTGGAATATCAGAAACTTCCACGTGTACTACTTCTTCAATGATCCTAGTTCTATAAGGACCATTATACTTATTCATTTTATATGGTTCATTAGGATCGAAATCTTCTTGCTCCATTTCATATAATTTATTCCAACATTGTGTAATTGGATTAAATTGTTCTACTATTATATTTCCCATAATAACCTCTTTTTTAAAATAGGGCCAAATGAATGCACCGGAAAACCCAATTAACACGGGGCGACATTAACTGAGAAAAGAAGAGGAAACATCCAAAAGGCCCTAATTATTATAGATCTATTAAGCAGCAAACTTACAAATCTGAATTGTATATTCGTAAATTGGATCCATATACGCTCTAAAACCAAGTGTTTCCATGACATCCTGATCCTGCCCACCTGCGTTAATACCATCAGTTTCAAACTCAACCTGTGGCATATCAAAAATATAGGCATTACCAGAACTATCCTCTACCTTATAAGATATTGAACTCGCAGTACCAGCCAAATATTTATCATATAGACTGTTATCTTTAAAATAGGCAGTTAACGTACCAGTTACATCACATTTACCAACACCAACATCACAGTTTCCCAAACTTCCAATTGATTGCAATCCACGAAGATTATTGGCTACTGTAAAATCAATCCCATTTACTAGACAAGTAGCAACATCACTTCCACCCTCTTTGACCTCAGCAACATTACTAACTGCATTGAGAACCGAATTAGTGCCTGCAGCAGTAGCAGCGGAAACAGAAGCAGACGATTGTGTTAATGTACCAGTTTTACCAATAAAATCAAAACTACCGGTTAAAATTGAACTAGCCTGTGCAGCTATATTTAATGAATTTACAACTTGTCCCAAAAAGGTAAAATACTGCCCAGAAGCTAATCCACCATGATATCTAATTACGCTATAATCATGTTCAGTAGTCCCATTACGTAGATAGGATCCACCGATGGTGATTGTATCTGTGGCAGAAGCTTTTGTTGCATCAGGAACCGGCGAAATAGTCATGCTTGTATAACTTGCTTTTGCAGTAATCTGGTAATAACCGTTGTTGGTTGCGTTAGAACTACCACGCAATTCAATCCATTGACCAACAGTAGCCAGTGAGAAGTTAGCTGTATCGTCTGTGGCGCCCGTACCGGCAGTCAGAGTACCCGCAACATCAATACCTATACCTAGTGCTGAAATAGCTAAGGTCGTTGACCAGTCACTCCATAAAGCGCCTTCAAGTAAAGAATTAAAAGAATCATAACTTAGTTCAAAATTAAAACCACCTGTTACATCTGCACCCGTTTGAATTAAATCTGTAATTTGTCTATCACTACGAATTTCCGCACTTGTAGTATTTGTAATATTATAAGCAAACGATTCACCAGTGAAACGTAGCTCTTGAAACGTACAGGTAGCTAAAGTACCCCACGTTACTTCTTCTCCAAAATATAGTGCTGTTCTATTACTATCACCCATTTTTAAAATACCTCCCTAAAGAATTTATATACCATATTTTCGACCTTCGAGAGGTTCTGTTGTTAGCACTTTCATGTTTTTGATTTAAATTTAAAATTAATCATTTTGTCCAAATGTTCTTTATCATTTTTGTAATCATCATTCCTGGTGATCTCAAAAGTATTTAAAAGCCCACACTTGGATCTTGGACACTTTATATCAATTACCATACGTTTGTCAACCTTTTTTATTTTTCCAAGTAATTTTCTACAATTTTTACATCTAAGTTCACCGTCAGTGTGTTTTGGAACGAAATTTATACGAATGTGTTCTTGTTTAATATTAGGATGCATTCGCTAACACCGCATCTTTCCAAAAATTAACCAAGATACTGTACTGGAAATACTCACCTACGTCACCTACTCTGACAATTTTGGGTGTCTTACATTGAATACCATCAAAATCAGCGCCTCTAAATATATCTGAAATACTATCAGCATAACCACGGACTGTAACTGTTCCTGTACCAATAGGCACCATTACCATTACATGTATAATACCGGTAAATCGTTGACATGGAGTATCTCCTAATGTAATCTGACGTGCATCTCCATCATCAATTATAAAACGAACAAAAGCAGTTTCAGATTTTGGGTCATATGCAACATTATCCCAAGATATATCTGTAGTAGTCCAATTTGTACTAAATCTAGCCTCTATTGAAGCCCTTATATCTTCAAAAGTTGTTGACACGATTAAGTTCCTTTAGTATCAATCACAGATACTTTCTTTGCTATTTTCGGTAAATCTTGCATTGTTTTTATTACTGCTTTTTCATATATCAAATGAGGGTCCACTTTCCTACCACTAAAATCCCACCCTGCATATTCAACATTTCTTGCCCAACTATATCCATACTTTGTGGAAAATCCAACTGAATTTGAAATATTAATTACATCGTTTGCGGAATTAACCATATCTAATTTACCCAATTCGGAAGCTGATCTTTTAATAGCATTTTCATAACTTACAGGATTTTTTTCATTAAAAACATCGGCACTACTATCCACCTTATTAATACCAATTCTATGACTTGCCATATAAGAACCTGTTTTATGTGGTTTTCGCGCTCTTGGTGTATATAATATGTTATTAAAACAAGTTTTAGCTGTTTCTTTTAACATTGCAGCCATCTTGTTCTTAATATTCTTTTCTATTTTATCGAATTGAATATCTATTGTTCTGCTATTTGTTGGTTCATATTTTGCCATCATGCTTTCCTAACATAAATTGTGTATAATGCAATGGCTGGGTCTGTGACATAATCGACAACGTTATGTCTAGCACTGGAAATAGTAGCGTAATCACCAACTTTTGGAGTAACGCTGATATCATTGTTTGCCACCAACAATTTCCTGTCTGTCATTTGTATGTCTCTACCTTGAATCTCTTCAGATTTTATTTCATCTGGTATTTGTTTTATTGTAATATCAGATCCACCAGTTTCAGTATTGACACCTGTTGTTGCATTGTACGAAAATGTACCAAGTGAGTGGTATGGGATGGTGGAAGCAACATTTCCGAATCCTGTAATTATTGCAGAAGCTGCATTCTGGAATGTCTCTTTTAATCCCATATTATACACCCCCAAAATTATCAATGGGATTTAACCACGCAAATTCACCAAATAACTCCATGGCTCGTTCGTTATACGCTCTAGCGGCATTAATTTTGGATCCAAAATATCCAAGATGCTCACTATGACAGTCATTCTGAATAGACGCACACAATTTTTCATGTTGCTTATGCCAAGACACTCCTTTAAAACCAGAAGTATTATTCTTTTGCAACGATGCATTCCCGCAATTTTGCGAACGAGTTGCTATTCTTAAATTTATTTTTCTATTATTAAGTGGCTCTCTACTTTTATGATCGACATCAACGTTTTCTGCCAGTGGTGATAAAAGGAAACGACTTAAGTACATCTCTTCATTAGTTCTATAATTTACACCACAAAATACGTAACCAAGTGCATTTAGACACCATTTATAATCTTTTACTTTTTCGTAGTCTTCAGTATCAATTACTGTTTCAGCTACAAAATTACAATCTTTATCATATAAAGAAATATAACAATCATCTCCATCAAATCTAAATTCATTTTTATCAAATTTTGTTCTATCTAAAATTTTACCATTGTTTACTACCTGCATTGAATGTTTACTACAATAACCTTTTGAACTATGTTGTTCATTACAACCATCCACAGAACATATACGTTTTGGTCTATCACGGTATGTTTCAATTATTTTACCTTTTCTACTAATTTGCATTGCATGTCTACTACAATATTCATTATGGTAAACATCTTCATCACACAAAGATACTTTACAAATATCTTTCTTGATTTTCTCAATTTTACCAGTTTTTGCTATTTGTTCATTATGTTTTTTACATAAGTTACCAATATACTTTTTACCTTGGCACCCTTTTACTTCACATATTTTAGATGTTCTGTCCATATATGTTTCAATTATTTTACCTGTTCTTGTGATTTGCATTGCATGTCTTTCGCAATACCCATTCCTACGAATAAGTTTCCCACAACCTTCTACTTGACAAATCTTCTTTTCTTTGGTACATTTTAAATTAGCCATAGTTTTATCTCCTAAATAGATAAGATTTTTGGTTAGAAACGGTATGGGACTGATCTCCTGTACCGTTTTGTTATTATATTGTGTTTCTTTTAAATACATAATAAATTATTTTCAGCTGCATTTTGAAATGTTTCTTTTAGTCCCATTTATTTCCTCACTAAAGTCCGTCCCATGGAACTTGTTTTGGTTCCATAGAATTTAATCATGTTATAAATTGTATCGGGCAGCACTGTTTTTCTATCATATTTATCAATGTCCATCCGTAACGATCCTGCATCTAATCTTTTAAATCCTAGTGTGTCATTTTCAGCTATTCTATTTTCTTGTGATAGGTCGTATGCCAGAAATGCGCAGGCCCTCTGGAGGAAAGTCGGAATTGTTGTTGTACTAACTGCGTAGCCATCTTCATCGTAAATTGCATCACGAGGCCAATCCAACGCTTGTGTACTACTTCCACGAGTTCCGAGCCATTCCATGCTTTCATCTAAAATAGAAGTGCTATAAATCACACATGCTGTTTTATTACTAGTACTCAATGTGGCCCAAGTAGCTGTTATATGTACGTTTTCTTCGATGAATAAACCCGCAGTAGCTAAACTTGAATAGGCATTACTTGTGCTTAATCCAGGACTATTTATTAAAGTTAAACTCATTTTAACATACCTCTTCTTGGTAATGAATTTCTTTTAAAAAATTGGATACTATTTTTTCTATATCACTGAATGCTGTATATGGAATTCTTAGTAAAGGAATACTATTTTCTTGGCAATAATCATCTTTTATATTATCATGTTTTTTTGTATACGAAAAGTTTTTCTTACCACCAAAAAATTCAATTGGTTCAAAATGTTGTTTACCATCATACTCAACTAATCCAAGTAATTCTTCATTATCTTTAATCGCAAAATCAAAAGGAATTGGTCTTATATCTTTACAATCATTAGTACGATATTCTGGTGTATATTTTATTCCTTTTTTATCTAGTATTTTTTAATAATTTTGGAATTTTTCTTGGTTTCTGGTTTCTTTGCATTTACAGATTCTGGTTTCTTTACATTTACAGATTCTGGTTTCCACACTTCTATAACTTTTTTTACTTCAATTTCTGGAATCTTATCTGGAATTACTATTTCTTCTTCTTTAACTTCAATAGCAACTTCTGGTTTTATAGTAGGATCTTGCGCAACATAAAAACCAGTCCAAAGAGATTCTTTTGCATCAATTTCATGTGCAAAAGTAAAAGCTTTCCCACTTTCCTTTTCATAAATAGTAGTACCCATCTTAAATTACCTCCAAAAAATTTTAAATTAATTTAACACCAATCAACAAGTTTATACTTGCTGGTTTTGTACAAGAAATACT